AATGACTTGACGTAGTGCTTTAGCCCAACCTTCCTTGCTATCCTTCACGACTACTACAGTGTCGCTCTCGTATAGCTCAGGCACTTCAGGTAGCTTGTTAATGAACTGGCGCTCAACAGAGAAGCCTACGCCTGTGCCACACAACAGAATAAACATAGCCTCGTCAAAGCTTTTAGGATCGTCTACTGGTAGGTAGCTACAGTTGTAGCCTGCAGTGTTGTCACGCTCTAGCGCTGGGCCTGCAGTCATCAATGCTCTCATGGAAGGCATGACTTCTAGGCTAAGGATAGCGTCACGGATCTGGTGTGTATACGTATCGTCACCACCTTTAGGATACACTACGTTCTGCATATAGCGATCTACTGTCTCACCCCAAGACTCACGGCGTTGTTCATCTTCAAGCCAACGTGCATACCGTGATGTATGAATGAAAGCTTGGTAGTCTGTTGGTAGCATATTGTTCATCTTCTCTTCACCTCTATCTTTAAGATTGTTGCACCATCAATATCATATACAAGGTCACGTATTGTTTCGTCAATAGCATCCTCATACATCTCCTCTGAGATAGGCAAAAGATTATCCTCTTCGTCTACCTCTAATATCATCTTAACGTCAAATCTCATGGTAGTTTATCCATTAGGTCTGATAGGTCTGGCTTCTTGTAGTTGGGGCCTTTGAGTACCTTACCGTCTTCACGATAGATAGGCTTACCGTCTGCACCAAGCTTAGACATGTTGCTTTGATGTACACGATCAAATGCTTCCATGAATACATCATCACCATACACTAGCAGATACTCATTCAATGCACGGCTAGCTTTGTTCTGTTGCTTGGCTACCTTCTGTCGTTCTGTCTCTGTAATCAGAGAGCCAATGTGATTTACTGCAGTAAGAGCTAAGCCTGTAGTTACATACAGTAGATCACAAAGTTCTTTTAGGTGTCCTTCTGTCTTAGGTATCTCTTTATAAAGTTCACCTAGTTCTTCATCAATAAGTTTAATCCATACACGTGGATCTAGTGATGCACCAAAGGCTTGGATGAAGTCACCCACCTTTTCGTGAGGCATACGAGGAGTCATAGCTTGAATGTCTTGTTCGCTAATCATTTATGTTTCTCCCGTAGACCTTCAATCATCTTCTCTAAGTACCAACGTGCCTTGTCCATATCTTCTACAGGCTTATGCTTATAGCGATACCGGTGTTGATACTTAATCATGTTGCCGTGGCAGTACGCAATGAAACCATCTAAGCCTAGTACTTGTTTGATGTAGTCAATGCATTCAATCTCACCCATGTTGTAGTGTGGTGGGTTGTTTACTGGATCATGCTCTGTCATGCTTCACCTTTAGTCTTTGTCCAGAAGTCTAGACGATATACGTTGCCATCCTTCTCTACTGTAGGACGCTTAACTTGTTCTGGCACATCGTCATCATCATACAGTTCTAATAGCTTATCTCTACGCTGTTGCACAAGAGCATAAACTTCAGGGTGATCTGCAGCTACATCTAAGAAGGTAGACATCATAGTAGCAATGTCCATGACGTGTTGAGATATGAACACAGGTATAGTACAAGTATCGCTCATGCCTATGGCTGTCTCTACATTACCCTGCCAATCACTGCCATCCTCTTCTGTGTAATCTATAGGGCGAATGATGATAGCAAACTCGTCATCGTCTAACTCATAGGGCATTACTTCTTCCTTTTTATCTTTAGCGTGACTCGTTCTAAACTAAGCGGTTTACCTTTCTCTGTCAACCACTCTTGTGGTATAACACGATGCGCCCACTTAAAGCCATGCTTGTCACACCAATCACAGTATCTAGACTTAGCTCCTTTGTAAAGCTTTGCATTAGCATTACTGAATACAAATCGTATATCTAGCTTTGGGTGTTGTTGTTTGACAGCGACATGCTTACGTCTGTCATCCATACTAAACATCCCTTTGGTTTCAATAAGTATACCATTGTCTAGCTGAAAGTCTGGTGTGTAAGTACGGTAACGTAAA